CGTTTTTGAGGATGGTTCACACATGTTCAGAGACCGTAATCGACGCTATAGATCTTTCTGATGGCTTCACACACAATAACGTCACCGAAGTTGGATCTACGTATCATTTCACACAGATAAGAGATCTCTCCAGGTTCGATACCATAGCGTGTCGCGAGGGCTAAGGGAGATACGCTACTCCCGTCAAAACCCTCCATGTGCTGAATGAGCCAATGGGATACCACACTACCTTCAACTTTAGTGCTAAAACGACATCTAAGTGCCTGAATAATAGCATTGTCACCGGCGTGAGCGTAACCAGACACAATTTCGCAATTGCGCTGATAAGCTCGCTTCTCGATAGAGCCTCTACCTGGTAGGTCGCCATCGCAACTCCCCAGGGATCTCAATACCACGCCTAAGTTCAGGAAAACCGTAACCTCATTCCCACTCATTGTTGGAGAAACTTTCAAAAATTGATATTCCTCCAAAACGTTAACACGTTGAACGGTTACTTTGTAACCAACAAAGGCTGCACTCTTGTGAATGACACCTTCACAATCCGCAACCTTAACACCTTTTTGGCAATGCCACCATATACTTAAACATATCATAGATGTAGCTATGTTGTTCAGTAGAGTGGTCAATACCGTGCCAGAATACATGACATAACCATTGGACTCCAACACGACTTTTTCGCGAGGGTTCCTGGGATTGCGTATGGCCAAATCGAGGCCACACTGCTTCACTACTTGGACCATGACGTCATACCAATATGTCCCGGATACTAAATACAGGACCAAAGCAAAAATGCTATTCGTATGTGAAGTGTCACAAGAGCTGATGTCAAGGTTCGCACAAAACCTACCATCCTCACATGGTATACCTATACAACAGTCATCAGAATGGTATACACAAACGAACGAAGCAGATTCCCACAGCTTCGTGAAGCATTCACACAGTGTAGAATACACTGGTGAGAAAACAAACCTCATTTCGAGGTTGTTAAAAATAACCCAGGGCTCAAAACAGTGTTTAATAACACTACAGAGAGCCCCGCCCAACAGGGAACCGGGACACGTATAATCGCCTATCATGCGTCCGAATTTACCTGGTTTTGCCCACTCTGGACATTTCAATTTACCGGCAATCCGATGCACAAAGTTAAGACTTAAGAGTGTTCCAGACTTTAACAAGTCCAAGAGACTCTGCATACGCAACTTCCTTTTCTGATGTACCCTACCAGCATCTTGCACAATGACGTCGTACCACTCGCCTAAGCTCTCCGTGAGTGCTACTCGCACACGCAAAACTAGGCAAGACAAATAAGCGTGCATTAAATTGTGCCACGTGC